TGATCGTCGGCTGCAGGCACAAGAGAGGCGGATTCTTGAGATCAACGATCAGATGACAGGGCAGGTATCTGAAGCCAGGCTTGGCTCCAGAACCGAAAGAAGTAGAACTCTTATCAGAAGGAGGCAGCTTGATGCGCAGCGTCTTCGTACAAGTGGACTTTACAACACTGGCGAACTTGGCAGAGCGGCAGCTGCTCTTGAAGGAAGATATGAAGCCCTTAATCGTGAAATCCTGGACCTTGAGCGAGCTGAAACGGTTCTTCGTGACTCAGCTCAAGGTGTTATCAGGAATCTTCAAAGAAGACGCGCCCAGGCAAGCTCTCCAGCCCTGCAGCAGGGGATTCAGCAAGAACTTGCAACGGTTCGTTCCGATCTTACCAGGCAGCTGAATGCCTTTCAGTCTCAGCGTCAGCAGCTTGCCACCAACTATGGCGGCCTCAACGAAGAAAGGAGAAGTATCAACAGAACTGGTCGAGGAAGATCAGTTACATTCAGAGCTGCAGAGTCGCTGAACGCAAGGGCTGATCTACTCGGGAATCTTTATGGAGCCTCTAGGGATCAAACGAGAGTAACCATAGGTGGCCAGCGAATGCAAATTTCCGAGGCAACTCGGAGAGCCATAGAACAGGCAAACGCCGGGAATACGGAGGCTGCAAAGGAAATTCTTGGATTTACTTCAAGAAGGCTTACAGCTCTTGAAAGAGAAATCAACAATACAAATAGGCTTGCCGATGCAGAGCAGAGGCGCCTTCAAATTGTTCAAAAACTTGAGGATAAATTTCAAAAGCTTAGAACAGCCAACTCAAGTGGTGGCAATTTTCAAGAATTTGAGCGCTTGCTTGGTCAAGTGCGTGAACTTAGCGGTAGTCGAAACATGCCGCTGTTTAATCGCATTGCGGCCCAGGCCAGCGCTGCAGCGGGTCGTGTTGCAATGCCAAGGGGATTCATGCGAGGGGCAGCTTCACCCGTCCTTGGAACGCCCTTCATGGAGGGAAGCCCTCGCTGGATTGAGGCTCAGCGACGAGCTGAGGCAAGGGCCGCAAGCGAGGCTGAAGCGGCTGGCAGAAGGGCCGACAAAGAGCTGAGGGCGGCACAGAGCGGCTACCCCTCGTCTCCGATTCTCGGAACCGCAGCAATGATGGGCAGTCCTAGATGGAAGGCTCAGCAGGAACGAGTTCGCAAGAGCGCTGAGGCAGCACTGAAATCACAGGAGAGGGCGGCGAACGCGGCGCAAAAAGCCGCGGATCGAGATCTGAGGGAGGCACAAAGAGGCTACCCATCCTCTCCTGTCACCGGAACTGCATCAATGATGGGCAGTCCAAAGTGGAAGACAGAACAGGAAAGAGTTCGCAGAAGTGCCGAAAGAGCACTTAGAGCGCAAGAGAGGGCCGCGAGTATCGCCCAGCGCGAGGCCGACAAGGCTCTCAGGCAGGCTCAATCCGGCTACCCATCTTCACCGATTCGCGGAACGTCCGCAATGAGTGGCAGCCCGAGATGGGTGGAAGCTCAGGAAAGGGCAAGACTTGCCGCAGAGCGAAGAGCAAGCGCCCAAGCAAGGGCAGAGGAGAGGGTTGCAAGGAAGCGTGAGGCCGCTATCAAGAAGGCAGAGAGGGACGCGGATCGCGCTCTCCGGGAATCGCAAAAAGGATACCCATCGTCACCCATCATGGGTGCGGCGACGATGGTTGATAGCCCGAGATGGAGGGCAAATCAGGATCGTCTCGCAAGGGCTGCGGCTCGCAGGGCTGGGACTGGTGGGAGGATTACGGGTCCATCTTCTCCAATTGATGCTCCACGGCAACTCCAGAGCCTGGTTCTTCGTGGTGAAAGGCAGCAGCTGAATTTGCTGAAATTGCAGCAACAGGGGGCCGACGTATCCTCGCAGCTTGTCAATCTTGAAAATAGGCTCAATAGTGCTAAGCAGGCTGGGTATGAAATTTCTCGCGCAAATTTGAAGGCTCTTGAGTCTGAAGTCAAGGCCAGCAGCGATCTGGCTTCACGCGAAACTGCGAGAATAGCGCTTGCGAGAGCTGCGACCGGTGGTGACGGCACCGCTCGCCAAACCGATACAAGAAGCGGACTCTCTCAAATACTTGCGAACTTGCAGCGGGGAGGCGATTGCCTTCCGTGGCGGTCGTTCCGGCGAGCAAGCCCTAAGCAGCATCGTTGAAGTGTTCAATGCCTCTGTCGGTGGCAAAACTACAGGAACAGGCGCTGGTGGTGCAGCGGCATCTGCTGGTACTGCAGGCCAGAACGTTGTAGATACGTTTAGCAGCAAGCTCGCAGCTGGAGCCAGTAAGGCCGCTGCGGCTGGCACTGAATTCACCTCTGCCGCTATCAGGGCCGTTAATCGCGCCCTTGGCATTAGCAGCCCATCAAAAGTCGCGAAAGATCAAGCAAATAATTACATCGGAACATGGATTAGCACAATTGTTAGCGGAGCTGGTAAGCTGAGGTCTACGCTCGCTTCCGTTTTCTCTGCTGCTACGTCCGCTGCAAGCGACGCGGTAAAAACTGGAAGAGAAGCAATAGCCGTCAGCTTGCTCAATATTCCCAGTAAAAATCCGCAAGCTGGAATTGCCGGGCAGTTTGACTTTGGCGCAAAACGTCCAAGCCTTGGCGCCAACTACGGCACTCTCTCTCAGGCAATTGCTGATTTAACGATTGATCCGGCTAAGTACAGGAGAAGAATCGAAGCCGTTGGCCTTCAGAACTTCCCGACCGAACTACTGAGAGAGGCTAGCGGAAGGGGAACGCTTCAAGATGTGTTCCCAGAGCTGAAACTTGAAAGAATTTTCAGGAATCTGCCAGGTCTGCTTGAGAAGCAGATTGATGATGCTCTTGTTAAGAGCGCAAGCTTTAGCTCAACGAGATTTGTGGCTCAGTCGCTTGCGCCCGCTGTGGGTCAGCCACGCGATCAGTCAGTATCAAATCCTGGAATCTTGATGAGTCAGGGAGGCCGCTTCCGCGCAAAGCAGCCGTCCATTTCGGTTGGCGCTTCGGCTCCACTGTTTTTTGCTCCGAGCGGATCCTTTTTGTCTGGCGTTTCAAGCCGAAGATCGCAATTTGGCCAGTTTTCGGTGGGTAGTGGTGGCGGCGGCCTTCCACCAGCCCCGCCAATTCAGCCGTCTGCCGAAAGACCAGAGGATCGCATCAATGCTGCCCGCGGTGATGCCGACAGGCTGCTTGGCCTGAAAGATCTTGCCAATCTTTCCGCTGCAAGCGCGAATCAGCTGGAGCTGCTATCTCAGGCACTGTCAGAAACCCGCAACGGGTTGAAGATGACAGATAAGGGCTTTGATCAGCTGACCAAAGTTCTGAACAAGGTTGACGACCAGATTGCCAGGCGCGATCCCAACGCCGACTTCCTGACCCGTCGCTTCGGCCGGAGAGGCGGCCAGGCGGTCGGTGAGGGCCTGATTGGTGGTGCGTTCCCCCTGCTGTTCGGTCAAGGTGCTGGCGCCGCTGCTGGTGGCGGCCTGGGTGGCTTCCTTGGCGGCATGGCTGGCGGAACACTGGGCTTCGGTCTGTCGCTTGCTGGCACGGCGATCGGCTCGCAGGTTGATGCCCTGATGCAAGCAACCCAGGACACCGGCAACATGCTGCGGGATCTGGTCGGCAACTTTGAGCAGATCAAGGAATCGGGCCTGCTTGCAAGTCGCAGCCAAGAGAAGCTGATCGGCAATCTGCTTGAGGCTGGGAACAAGACTGCTGCCTATGCGATTATTCAGGATGAACTGAATCGCAAGGTTGGAGTTGATGGAGCCGCGAAGCTTAGAGAAGCGGCTGATGCTGGTGATCGCCTGAAGCGTGCAATGGCTGATCTGGGTGTTCAGATCCAGCTACTTGTTGCTGGACCGCTTACTGACATCCTGAATTCAATAGCCAAGGGGCTTGAGGGTAGAAACAAGATTTCTAGCGTTGGCGACACCTTTAACAAGGTTCCGGCTAGCAAGCAGAAGGAGCTGCTTGATGCGCTGGCCTCGGCGAATATTCAGGCTGGCGCAAGTCCGGCAAGCAATCGCGTTCTATTTACCAATACGCCATTTGGCGGTATTTCGACGAACCCAAATGGTGGTGGATCGGAAAGCAGAGGAGATCTGTTCAGAAGACTTACGTCAAATTTGAGTCAGCAACAAATTCAAGGCGTTTTTGACAAGTTTCTACCGACAGCCAAAGCAAAGCCGGAAACTGCCCAACAGCAACGCGACAAAGCGATCAGAGATGCAGAAACCCGCCAAGCCGCAGCTCAACGTGAACTTGAAGTATTCAACAAGCGCAATGAAGGAGCTGACATCCTGAAGAACTTCAAGCAGCAGACCAATGCCATCCGCCGCGAACAGGAGGACATTAACCGTCAGTCTTTTGAACTGCGTCGTGATTACGAGCGACAGATTGAAGACATCAGGCGAGGCGTGGAGGATAAGATTTCCCAGCTCCGTCAAGAAAATGCCCAAAAGGAGCTTGAGATTCTTGTCAAGCAGGGTCAGATCCGAGAGCAGCAGCTCAAGAACGCTGCAACCACGCTTCAGGGCACCTTGGCTGGCGATCCCCTTGCGCAAAGCCTTGCAGATGCGGTAACGACTTACCTTGGTGCTCAGCTTTCTGCTCAAAATGAGATTGAGCAGCGCCGCAAACAGTTCGAGATTGAAATCAATAACCAGCAGGTTGAGCTTGAGAAGTACAAGCTTGATGTTGCTCGCACGATTTCAAGGCTCAATACTGATACCGCTGAGAAGGTTGCGCAGATCAATCTCGGTATTGCACGCAGAAACGAAGACGCTGCTCTCAATAACTTTGCCACGGAAAAGCAAACAGCAAAGCTCAGATTCCAGCTGCTCGCTGCAGAGCTTAGAGTTCTTGAGGCGAAGGAGCTTAATACCGCAGCGCAGGCCAGCGCTGAAGCTCAGCGGAATCCACTGATGCTCCCTGAGTACACAGCCCAGTTCGATGCGGCTACAAGTAATGCAACAAGACTTGCAACTGCAGCTGATAATATTGTCAAGAATCTCATTCCTCAGCTTGAGCAAATTGCGCCACCGCCACGCCTTGGCGAAATTGCCCCTGTTGCAACCAGGGGTGTTTCACTTGCCGGCGTCAATGCTCAGAAGGCTCGCGGCGACCAGCTTCGCGCCCAGTTCCAGGCTTTCTCTGACGAGCTGACCGGCCTCGTTGAAACCGGCAATTTTGCTGAATTCACGAATCGCATTTCCGAGATTGGCAGAGGCGGGTTTGACGAGCTGTCTAACAATCTTGATACTGCACGCAAAGAGCTTGCGCTGGTTGGTGGTGACTTTGGGCCTATCGCTCAAGGTATCACGGATGCGTACCAGAAGGTCATTGATGATCTTCCGCGCCTTACCGCTAAGCTCACTCCAGAGCTGCAGGCACAGGTTCCTGCTCTTAAGCAATACCTTGAGGTCGCAAAGCAGTCTCAGATTCAACTTGAAAAGCTTCGCCCGACGCTTGAGTTTTATATCACTGGCTACGGCGATCTGAAGTCTCAGACCGAGCAGGCCAAGAATGGCATCTCTGAGCTACTTTCACCCACCAAGAACTATGACAGGCTCCTTGAGCAGATCAATAAGCGTGGTGGACTCGGCATCAACGAAGAAGAAACCCGCAGGCTCCTTGAAGCGGCTAGAAATCTTGACGAGCTGAATGCCAGGCTCAAGGTTCTCAACGGTCTGAACGATATTGCTGGTGGCTGGACTGATTCGTTTATCCAGCTTAATAAGGAGCTGCTGAAAGGCGGCAATCTACTGGAGTCCGTTCAGCGTTTTGCTGAGGGTGTTGCAGATAGGGCTCTCGACGTTGTTCTTGAGTTCACGCTGCGTCCGATTCAGGAGCAGCTGTTCAAGAATCTTTCAAAAGTCCTTGGAATCGAAGCCCCGCAGGATCCAACGCTGCTTCCAATCAAGGAAACGGCACAGAATACAAAGGATCTACTTGATCTGCAGAAAAGGCAATTTGCTGGTCAAACCGGTATTAAGCTGCCGGAGCCCGCAAATAATATTGTTGCCGGTCCCTCGGCCGCTCCTGCTGCGAGCGCGATGACAGGCCGCTACATGCAGGGAAATATTGGCCCCACTTCAACTGGGCCTCACTTTCACGTAATGCGCCAAGATGGCAGTTACTATCCCAAGAATGCCCTTGACCAATATGTTGAGGTTAATGGTCGTCCCCTTTCCTCCGTACCCGTAAGCAGAGGACAGGAATATGGGGCTCCGCGTGAATACGGTCCCCATACAGGGAGAGATTACGCATTTCCGAATGGCGCCTCACTCGGTCTGATGAATGGCGCCAAGTGGATTGGCAATACACCTGGAACTAGCGTTGGCGACAGGACTGCGTTTATGACGCCAGACGGAAAAGTATATGAGATTATTCATGGTCGTTTCAAGGGTGAAGCCAAGCCGATAGCACCAATTGCCCAGCCTCCTGCCGCCGTTCAAACTGCAGCTGGGCCTTCTCCCGCTCCGGTGCCATCTGGGGTTACACCGGATGGCCGCCAGTATTTTCCGATTCCCGCTGGAGCACCCGGCTCGCCCAACAACCCCGCCTCGCTTCCGGTCGATAAATACGTTGAACCAACCACCAACGCTTCAAATAAAGCGGCCAATTCAATCGCGAATCTTGATCAAAAGGCCAGCGCCGCTGCAGATGGACTCCAAGGGCTGACCCAGCAAACATCCGAAACCGTTACCAAGTTTCAGACCATTGTCGGAACAAGTCTGCAGGCCATCAGCAGCATTGCGATGGGCATTGGTGGCGCTCAGATGATCCGCAAGGGTGGCGCTTACAACACCTTGATGGGTGCTGCTTCAATCTTCGGATCTATCGGCTCCATCACTGGCATGTTTGGCACTGGCGGTGGACTGTCAGGTCTGTTCGGTGGCGGAAGATCTGGTATCGCTCCTGGCCCGGTGGCAAAGGCGGCGGGTGTCAAGATGCGCCCAGGCTTCTTTGGCCCAGCCTTTGCCGATGGCGGTCGTCCAAACCCCTACGAGCCCGCCCTGATCGGCGAAGAAGGCCCTGAGCTGTGGGTTCCTGACCGCCCAGGCACGATCATCCCCAACGACGAGCTGTACGTCCCCGGCCTTGACGACAAGGGCGGTAGCGCCCCTTCGATCGGTCGCTATGCCCGTCGCGCCGCGAGCAGCATGGAGAGCGGTGATGGTGAATCTGGTGACACCATCTACACCGGCAACTATGGTCGCGCCGTTCCGTACCAGCGGAGTGAAACGACCAGGGAGATTGACAGACTTGAAAGGATCACCACCAATCCGAAAGAGCTGCCTCCGATCAAGTACGAAACTACTCGCGTCAACGAGTACGATTTCGTTACTCCCGAGCAGCTTGAGGCATCGAACGCCCGTACGGCTAAGATCGCCAGAAACCAGACGATCCGTGAACTTGCTGATAGCATGAAAACGCGTAAGCGTCTGGGGCTCTGATCGGTGAAGGGTGAATTTGCAATTGTCAGCTACATCCGCTTCAAGGAGCGCGGGGGAGGGGGCTACCTCCCCTACACATACCAGAACTATTTCATTAACGAAACGCACACTTACAGCGGAGTTGATTACGACTTTGCTCCCCTTGGCGTTTCTGGTGGTGGCGGTAAACAGGGTGGAGAACGCAGCAGGGGCGCGATCGTATGTCCAGCCAACACCCTTGTCCAAAACATCTTCTGGCAAGCGGATTCCAGTAAGTGGCTGGTTGAAGTAACCTCAGTAGAGATTGACACTGAAACCGATCAAGAGCTTACGCAGCTGACCAGAATGCTGTGGTCTTGCAGGGTTGAGGGTGCGGTTGAGATGGGTAGACCCGGCCAATCTGTTCTTCAGCTTGCCAGTCCACTTGATACTGTCAACGCTACAGTTGGTGGTAGACCGCTTTCACAGTCACTTGTGGGGGCGCTGCCAACATCTGGAACCATTTCCGTATGAGCCTTCATCATTTCCTTGGGCTGAAGCATGAGTTTGGGGCTGATCCGAAAGACGGAAAAGCAGCTGACTGCCTCCTTCTGTGTTTCGCCCTCCTTGATGAAGCTGGAATTTATAGGCCGCAGCTTGATTCGCGCTGGATGGAAATGGCGCGATCTGGACTTTGGAGTTCACTGGAGATGGCATGGAATCACAATACCTGCTCCATCGGTTCTGTTGAGGCTGGCTGCGTAGCACTTCACTGGAACAGGCCGACTCCCAAGCACCCGCGACTTGGCATCTGCACTGTCGTTGAAGATAGCGGCAATCTTGGCGCCGTTATGATTCACGCAAGAAAAGGCGTTGTCTGGCTGCCGCTTACAACTCCTGGACTTCCTAAGTTCAACTTTCGCCGTTTCAAGGAATGAAGCCCCATCTCCTGCCGATGCACTACAAGCTCGGGCGCATCCTGGGGATTCGGCCGGAGGAGGTGAAGCGGTTCTACTGGGAGGCCACAAGGCGGGCGGCTGACGGCCCCAGGCCGGCCGTAGTCGCCGGTACGGGCCTGGAGGTGCTGGCGGTCGTTTCCCTGGTCGCCTCGGCGATCTCCGTGGGGCTGACGATCATCGCCCAGTTCTTTCGGCCTGGCGAGGTCGAGCCTGCCCGGATCCAGAGCAGTGAGCGCCTGGGCAAGACGGTCAGCGACGTGCGCCGCTATGCCCCTCGGGAGGGCTTCGATTCGCTGCAGCAGCCGGCAGCGATCGGCCAGCCAATGCCGATGGTTTTCGCTCTGAAGGAGGTGATTGACGGCGAAACCTACGGTGGCATCCGCGTCAACATGGATCTACTGTGGAGTCAGCTGCAAACAAGCAATGGCCAGCAACTACTCCGCGCTGTTTTCCTTGCTAGCGATGGCGGAATTGCTGAACTTGATCCTAATGGTTTTGCTTTGGGCAATAATCTTCTGAATGCGTATAACATTGGACCTGGGACAGAATTAGGATCCTCGTACGTCATCTACTTCAGGCCGGATGGCGGCAGAATCACGTCCGAGGACAGAATTGCTGGCAGACTTGCAAACTTGGATCCGGGGAATGCTGAGAATCAGGGTGGCGACGATGTTTTTGCGGCTCGCTCTATTGACAGAGCATGGGCTGGTGACTTCTGCTCTGTTGTCAGACCCAGTTCAAATGCTGTTTTTGGCGTTTATTCTCCAATCGGCAACAATCTCGCTTATCGTATAAATCCTGTCATTAGGGCTCAGTATCAGGCTCAGCTCATTCCAAAGGGTGATGATGGTGACGCCAAGGTCGTCTGTCAGATTGATGACGTAGCAGCAGCGCAGCGTGATAAAACACGCGCAATCTACTCAACCCGATCTGGTTTCATTTCTGGCGACGCAAGCGCCATTGGTAACACGCTGACATACGTTCTTGACAAGAGCAGTGATGTTGAGACAAACTTCAGCAAAGCTTTTACGCCGCAGGCGTGGACAGTACAGGTCGAAGTTGAGCGACTGGCCGGAAGCGCGACAACCAGAAATAACTATGTATCAACAACTTATTCTACTCGCTTTAAGTCAAGGCGTTTCACGTCTGTTTCGGATTCATCTCTCATTTCTGGGATTCAATGGCTAAACTCGTCCAACCAAGTTGTCAGCAACCCGGTTGTCACAATTACAGAGACAAGTAATACGAATGTAAAGCTTAGCACAAGATTGCAGTATGATGCCTCTGGATTGACGAATGAGCAAAAGGAGGCTTTGCTTTACACAAGATTCAAGCTCAACTTTGTCAATGCCTCTGTTGATATTGATGAAGAGCCATCGGCATATTACAGAGTTGATGTTGAAAGTAGCAGCGAAGTAACCCCAAATTACGACGCTGATTTTAATGCTCAAACTTTTTCTGCCGACTATTCGCCAGAGGACGTTACATATACAGTCGAATCGGCAGAAGAGTCAAGAAAAACGGTCGAGGCAACGCTGAATAAGGGTGGTCTTTACAGTGAGCCTGCGGCCGACATTGCTTCTGCCATTGCCGGAAAGCAGGAGCAGTGGGATGATGCTATTCAAATTGGTTCCCTCTACAAGTTTGGCACAGCTCTTGTTGTATGCACTGGTCGC